GCTTTACGCACGCCTTGCTGCTGTTAGTGACCATGGTTTCGACTGTGATTACTCGTCTTATGACGGCAACTTGCGAGCAGACTTTATGCAGAGTGCAATCCGCATCTTCGCTAAGGTTATTGCAGATAGAACTGTCACCACTCGTTATGGAGTTACCAAAGATCAAGTAGAGACAATCATCAATGTCATTTGCTCTGAGTGCATAGAGACATACCAGCAGTCTGGCGATGTAGTTTGGCTTTCAAAGCATGGTAACCCTTCAGGTAACCCGCTAACAACTGAGCTGAATTGCACTGTCAATTTCATGTACCACTGGTTTTGTTTCAGACAGATACTTGGCGCTGACGCATGCTCCCTCCGCGACTTCTTTGAAAAAGTCGGTTTTGCATGCTTTGGCGATGACGCAATCTTTGTGTTTCAAGATGTTGACCTTGTCACGTTCGCAGATCTAGCACGCTGGATGAACTACCTTGGACAAGACTACACAAACGCGTCAAAAACAGGTTCTGACTCAGAGTTGATGCACATCACCGAGTTGAGCTTCTTAAAGAGAAGGTTCAAGCTAGACGATGCGTCTAAGAGGATTATCCAATCCCCCATTGAGGAAGACTCAATTACAGGACAGTTCAATTGGTGTTCTTATCCTAGCGACTCAGTCGATATCATCCAAGACACCTATGAAAATGCCCTGATCGAAGCCGCGCAGTTGGGAAGAGAACGATTTGAGAAATTTGTTACACAACTTTACCCTATGATGAATTCTCACCTGAAACTGATTACTGGAGCAGCAAGTGTAAAGCCGACCTTCAAGTCGTACCGCTACAAGCTCAACCAGAAATTAGTTAAGTAAATCGTTTTGACCAGTCACTTGTGGTGAAAGGCAAAGTTGTGTTGGGAAATAAATATAAAGAATGAGTTCCATGAATAGAGCCATCTTTTCTAACAACACTGCTCCTGGTGAGAGTGAAGTTACGAATATGACCCACACGACGACGAACCTTGAACTGAAACAGACAGGCCCTGACTCGCGCTTAGCCATGAATGTGGAGAAGATGCCAGGCAAGCACTTCGGCAGACCAATAGTTTCGACCTCATGCCCTGACGGGAATGTTGACGCTATTGTTATGTCTGACTCCGCAATCGACATCCATGCAGGAATCGCAAGAAACCCGGGATATGTGACACCCGCTCACCTCTACTCTTGGGCGTTTTCATCCTGATGGACTGCTGACGCCAGCGGTCAAACCGTACCTC